ATCACGATTATCGATTAAATGTCTGGTAAGACAATTTAAAAGATTTAGAGCATCCTCATAATCAATATGCCAACGGTAACAGATCCGACGAAGCACACACTCAGATAACCAAGGATGAAGGTTATCAGTGGCTGCACTATAATCGCCAGAAACAATAATGGAATAAATTCCAGTCGAACGAGCGAATTCGAGGAGATTCTGAACATCCAAATCCTGCAGCGGTCTACCTGTTAATTCAAAACAGGGACTCAGCTGTAAAAGAGACCAGAGAAAAGGTTGGAAATTCTGCGCACGCTGGTAGGGCACAGCCTCACCCTTAGAAATAACTCGAACTTTGAACGGTTCGAGGATAGCCTCACGACGTACCATTACTCTCTTACCATATCCATCCAAACTGGGGTGAAGGACATGATTGATGTCATCATCATCCCAGACTCCATATACTTCGACCGGTTTTGAAAATTTATACCGATCGACGACAAAGCCTAAAAATAGATATCTATAAGGACCCTGAAACACCGGAAGGTGATCAGTACCTATTAGATATGCTAAAGCTCCACCCTCTCTACGAGTATTTTCGTAACAAGCGGAAAGACTCGGGATTTTTGTACCTTTTGGGTACAATCTCTTCCCTCTTATTTCCTTATTACGTTGGTGAGCATAACTTGGCATTGTCCGGTAATCATCTGTAACAGGATGGTTAGCGAGATAATACAGTTCATCGACTACCCTCTCACACTGTTCTTTAAGTCGAATAACATCCGGTAAAGAACGTTCTGTCGTTAAGGCCTCTAAATTCCTTTGCATCGCTTTCTTGACAAAGGTAGAATCCACAGCTGGAGCAATCCGCTTAGTATTATAAATACTATACGCCAATGCTACACCTTTTGGATCCCGTCTTTGAACACAGATACGTCTGATGCGGTACATTGCTCTACGAGCATAGGGAAGAAAGTCACCAATCTTCCAACGTCCTCGAGTAACGACCTCAGGCGCAGCGTCACAGGGGTTAGAGAGTGTCAGGGCAAGAAAAGATGCCGTCTGATATTTTAAAAAATTCTCTAACTCACCTTCAATAGCCAAAACAAAAAACATTCCAACCTGATGTAAGTATTCAACCCATTCTATCTTATTACCAGTGAGAAGTTCGATACATTCTTGATAACCGTCAAGGATCTTAACGGCCTTCTCCCAGATCTCCGTAACTAATTCTTGAAAAATTTCACATTTTTCAACAGTAGGGGATGTCCAGATCTTTTTCTTTAATAAAAGGTTTGTTCTTCTACTCCATCTACGGGGGTTGTTGTACACCTTTTCCACTCGGTGGAAAAGGGTGCGAAATACCACCTGCAGTCCTCTAGCCGGCAAATCGAACTTTTTCGATACCCAGTTAGAGAACCACGAGTCGTAATCCACGGCACGTTTGCAGGATTCCAAATAAAAAACCGTCAACTCTTCTTTTACGAAGAGATTTGAAAGTCGTTTTGTAAACATTGGAAACAGTGTTATCAAAGCCGC